TGGTTCCTGCAGTTGCTGGACAGGGTTTCCCCGTCTCAGTGGGCGGCAATAGGCGTGCTGGGGAGTCTGCTGTTTGGTCTGCTGACGTACCTGACGAACCTGTATTTCAAAATCAGAGAGGACCGGCGTAAGGCGGCACGGGGAGAGTAAGCTGATGAGCAGGAAACTCCGCTATGGTTTATCGGCTGCCGTTCTGGCGCTGATTGCCGCAGGTGCTTCTGCGCCTGAAATCCTCGACCAGTTTCTGGATGAAAAGGAAGGCAACCACACCACGGCATACCGTGATGGTGCGGGTATCTGGACCATCTGCCGAGGTGCCATCATGGTGGATGGCAAGCCTGTTATTCCTGGCATGAAGCTGTCGAAGGGGAAATGCGACCGGGTTAACGCCATTGAGCGTGATAAGGCGCTGGCATGGGTGGCGAAAAACATCAAAGTGCCACTGACTGAACCCCAGAAAGCGGGTATTGCGTCATTCTGTCCTTACAACATTGGCCCGGGTAAGTGTTTCCCGTCGACGTTTTATAAGCGGCTTAATGCCGGTGATCGTAAAGGTGCCTGTGAGTCGATTCGCTGGTGGATTAAGGACGGTGGGCGTGATTGCCGCACACGTTCAAATAACTGCTACGGACAGGTTATTCGTCGTGACCAGGAAAGCGCATTAGCCTGTTGGGGGATAGATCAGTGAGAAGAGTAGCCGCGATTATCTCCGCTCTGGTTATTTGCATCATCGTCTGCCTGTCATGGGCTGTTAATCATTACCGTGATAACGCCATTACCTATAAAGAACAGCGCGATAAAGCCAGGTACATCATCGCTGACATGCAGAAGCGTCAACGTGATGTAGCAGAACTTGACGCCAGATACACAAAGGAGCTTGCTGATGCTAACGCGACTATCGAAAGTCTCCGTGCTGATGTTTCTGCTGGGCGTAAGCGCCTGCAAGTCGCCGCCACCTGTGCAAAGTCAACGACCGGAGCCAGCAGCATGGGCGATGGAGAAAGCCCAGGACTTACAGCAGATGCTGAACTCAATTATTACCGTCTCCGAAGTGGAATCGACAAGATAACCGCGCAGGTCAACTACCTGCAGGAGTACATCAGGACGCAGTGCTTAAAATAATTTTAATTTCACTGAAATTTAATACGTGACTTTCAGGAAAATGCCTCGCAGATGCGGGGCATTTTTGTACAGGTATTTCACCGCGCATCGCAGCGCACTCAACCACGTCGAACCAAACCCTTTGGAATGAGCCTTTGAGTAGTCAGTTAGTGCTGGTGAGCCTTGACGGGCTGATCTCCTATGCAGCAAAGGTTCATCTCAAAGTAAGGCGAACGCTATGACAAACCAAGATTCTATAGACCTATCTGATCTTCGTGGAATGGTCAGTTTTCCAGACAAAAGGTAATCACCATAGTCGTATGGCTATGAATCTTGTTGCTGCAGATAAGCATTTTGTGATTGAAGTGGTCAAATCTCTCAAATGCAGTAAAATGCAGTGCGCTATAATTCAATAACGGAGGGAGTAAGGAGAAGTCATGAAAGATCAAGATGTTAGGTTCGCGGTGCATCATAAGCTTTTGAAAGAATCGCATTTAGATCCAGACTGCCTTGTGGTCGATGAATTTTCCATATCCCTTGGCGCCAGTAGAGCAGACATTGCTGTAATAAATGGTGTTATACACGGGTACGAGCTCAAAAGTGAATATGACTCTTTGGAGCGTTTGCCTCTTCAAATCAAGCATTATTCTTCTGTAATGGACAAGGTTACTCTTGTCGTAGCTGAGAAACATCTTGAGGGAGCATTAAAGTTAATCCCAGGTTGGTGGGGCGTTAAAACGGTTTCTGTTGGGTCAAAAGGCGCCATTCTTATAAAGCACATGCGTGGAGAAAAGCTTAATCGAAACCATGACACATTGATGCTCGCTCAATTGCTTTGGAAAGATGAATGTATCGACGTACTTGAACGATGGGGCTATTCCAAAGGAATCAAAAGCAAGCCCCGATTTGAGTTATGGAATATTATTGCGGAAAATATTCCAATGGCGAATCTCAGGCTTGAAGTCAGAACAGCCTTAAAGAAACGCGTAGGCTGGAAAGTTAAGGCTTGGCAGGCTGAGTCTGCGCCAACCAATAAAGCTGTCTCACGACTAACGTAATATGGTGCGTATGTGCAACTTTACGCCATTCTTTAGAGCCGCCAGATTTGTTAGCGCCTAATGATCTTTGGTAAATGTAATCATCCCCCCAACTAAATTTGGAGCCAAAGACTTGATACTCTGGCGAACTAACAAGGGTAGTACATAAGTTTTTAGTTTGGCCCCATCCATTTCCTTTAACTGCGGTACCTTTTACAAAGATCCATGAGGTATCGTTCGAATATCTCACTGAGACATACTGAGACATGAAGCGTGGGTCTACGCTCGTAATGGTAGAGCTAGCGGTGGGATAATCACTAAAACTTGGCGTTCTTCCATTGCTAAAATTCTGTACTACGTACATCCAAAGATCGTATTCATGGCGCGGAATATGATGAACTTGATGTTGCGGTATCCCTGCCTGTGATGCCGGGTATGCGGTTGAAGATAAAATCAAGTTTCTCCACGGAGCTTGGCCTGATAATGTGTTGACCATGCTTAATGCTTGTTGTTTTAAACTATCAGTTGCGTTTTGAATATCTCCAAAATCAATGATTACATCAATTAAACTAGGATGAATATTTAAGTGGTTAACCAGACTTGTGAATTGGTGCCATGTCTGGGGGGTGATAGATATAGCGAGCCCATTGATTAAGTTGCGTTGAACAGCATGTATATAGTTTGTTGAATATGTGGGAGAAACAACAGGGATAATTTCCTTACCATTTACTCTAGCATCTTGGATACACATATCTAGAGGATGATGGCGGCTCGAACCATGTTTATCTAAATATTTAACATCCAGCAAAACAGGACGATTGGCTTTCCAGGATGCCGCAAGGTTAATACCGAAGTCAGATAAGTAAGAACTCAAACTCTTCTTGTAGCATTCGTTTTCATAATCCCAGTCTATGTCTGGAATGGTAATGATCGGAGTAAAACCAGAGAGCGTAGTTTGATCTAAAAGCATCAGAGATTCATATTCAGCAGGCTTCCATTTCAGCTGTGGATAATATTGATGTTGACTCATTAAAACTCCTTAAAATCTTTACTTATTCTAAGTATAGTGTTATAGCGTAACGCCAATTGTTTTTATACAATTGAAAACATTGGGAAAAGTTGAGCTATATCTAAATTTACAAAATTGGATGTTATAGAAATCGAGGTTTCAACTAGGCATGGAACTGCAAAATTTTTAATGCCTGCACGCGAAAGTCGTTGGCGGGTCCTTTCCGGTGATCCAGACCGTTACGGGGCGGCGACCTCGCGGGTTTTCACTATTTATGAAAATTTTCCGGGATCCATGTCCGGTTTCTCTGCAAGTTAACTATATGAAAAATATAAAAACAGGTCTTCTGTGAACCGGACATGCGCAAAAAATGGGCATGTGAACCGGACATGACCTGTTTTGTTGTGATTGTGAGGTGAGAGTTTTTGCGAGGTGAGGAGTGGCTACGCAGACTGAAGTTGCCAGGCATTTAAGTCTGACCGATCGCCAGCTTCGCAGATTGCAGAAATTGCCGGGTGCTCCGATATCGAATAAGCGAGGGCAACTGGATCTGGATGCCTGGCGCGATTTTTACATATCGTATCTGAGGAGAAGTAAAAACGATGTGCCTGATGGCGATAGCGAAGACGACTATGAGGAGAAATTGCTTATTGCTAGATGGGAACTGACAGCGGAACAGGCTGTTACACAGCAGTTAAAAAATGAGGTGTCAAAAGGAAAACTTATTGACACCGGGTTCTGTATTTTTGCCCTCAGTAAGCTGGCAATGGCGTTATCCAGTACGCTTGATTCCATCCCTTTATCCATGCAGCGACAGTTTCCTGATTTAACACCGCGCCATCTTGACCATCTGAAAACCCTTATTGCGAAGGGGGCAAATCAGTGTGCGCGGGCGGGGGATAAATTACCGGATTTACTCGATGAATATATCAGAGCAACAACTGAATAATATGATGAGCGCTGTCACAACAGCATTACAGCCCCTGATAAGGGCATTGCCGGTGACGCCAGCTGAATGGGCTGATCAAAATTATTATCTGCCTAAAGAATCTTCATATGGTGAGGGAGAATGGAAAACGCTGCCGTTCCAGATCGCCATCATGAACAGTATGGGGAATGATCAGATCCGCACTGTTAATCTGATTAAATCTGCCCGTGTTGGCTATACAAAGATGTTGCTGGGAGTCGCCGGGTATTTTATTGAGCATAAATCCCGAAACAGTCTGCTTTTTCAGCCTACGGATTCTGCCGCTGAAGATTTTATGAAGTCTCACGTGGAGGCGACGATTCGCGATGTTCCCTGCCTGAAAAAACTTTCTCCCTGGCTGGGACGTAAACATCGTGATAATACCCTCACGCTGAAACGCTTTTCATCGGGTGTGGGTTTCTGGTGCCTGGGCGGCGCTGCCGCCAAAAACTACCGTGAAAAATCCGTGGATGTGGTCTGCTATGACGAACTTTCCTCGTTCGAGCCGGATGTTGAAAAAGAGGGCTCGCCAACCCTGCTGGGGGATAAGCGTATTGAGGGCTCTGTATGGCCAAAATCCATTCGCGGCTCGACGCCTAAAATAAAAGGTTCCTGCCAGATCGAAAAAGCGGCCAACGAGTCGGCGCATTTCATGCGTTTTTATGTGCCCTGCCCGCACTGTGGGGAGGAGCAGTATCTGAAATTTGGCGATGAATCCACGCCTTTTGGCCTTAAATGGGAGAAGGACAGCCCCGAAAGCGTTTTCTACCTCTGTGAACATCATGGCTGCGTGATCCATCAGTCTGAGCTTGACCAGAGCAACGGGCGGTGGATCTGTGAAAACACGGGGATGTGGACCCGTGACGGTCTGACGTTTTTCAGCGCTGCGGGTAATGAAATTCCGCCGCCGCGCTCCATCACATTCCATATCTGGACGGCGTACAGTCCGTTCACCACCTGGGTACAGATAGTCTATGACTGGCTGGATGCACTGAAAGATCCCAACGGCCTGAAAACTTTTGTGAACACCACGCTGGGCGAGACCTGGGAAGAGGCCGTGGGCGAAAAACTCGATCACCAGGTACTGATGGATAAGGTTGTGCGTTACACGGCGGCGGTGCCTGCCCGGGTGGTTTATCTGACGGCGGGCATTGACTCGCAGCGAAACCGTTTTGAGATGTATGTCTGGGGATGGGCTCCGGGAGAGGAAGCCTTTCTGGTGGATAAAATCATCATTATGGGACGTCCAGATGAGGAAGAGACGCTGTTACGTGTGGATGCGGCGATCAACAAAAAATACCGCCATGCGGATGGCACTGAAATGACCATTTCCCGTGTCTGCTGGGACACCGGGGGGATCGATGGTGAAATCGTTTATCAGAGATCAAAAAAACACGGTGTTTTCCGGGTGCTGCCGGTAAAAGGCGCATCTGTCTATGGCAAGCCGGTGATCACCATGCCAAAAACCCGCAATCAGCGGGGCGTGTATCTGTGTGAAGTGGGGACGGACACTGCAAAAGAAATTCTCTATGCCCGTATGAAAGCCGATCCCACGCCTGCGGATGAAGCCACGTCGTATGCCATCCGTTTTCCTGATGATCCGGAGATTTTTTCGCAGACAGAGGCGCAGCAACTGGTGGCGGAAGAGCTGGTGGAGAAGTGGGAAAAAGGAAAGATGCGTCTGCTGTGGGATAACAAAAAGCGGCGTAACGAAGCGCTGGACTGCCTGGTGTATGCCTACGCGGCATTACGTGTGTCCGTGCAACGCTGGCAGCTTGATCTGGCTGTACTGGCAAAATCCCGGGAAGAAGAGACGACCCGGCCAACCCTGAAAGAACTGGCAGCGAAGCTGTCCGGAGGAGTGAATGGTTACAGTCGCTGAACTGCAGGCGCTGCGTCAGGCGCGCCTTGATTTATTAACCGGTAAACGGGTGGTGTCTGTCCAGAAAGATGGTCGCAGAATTGAATATACGGCGGCTTCTCTGGATGAGCTTAACCGTGCGATCAATGATGCGGAGTCGGTACTGGGGACAACCCGCCGTCGCCGTCGTCCGCTGGGAGTGAGGTTATGAAACGAACGCCTGTCCTGATTGATGTGAACGGCGTTCCGCTTCGGGAGAGTCTCAGCTACCACGGGGGCGGTGCAGGATTTGGCGGGCAAATGGCGGAGTGGTTGCCACCCTCGCAGAGTGCCGATGCGGCCCTGCTGCCCGCGTTGCGTCTGGGGAATGCCCGTGCAGATGATCTGGTGCGCAATAACGGGATAGCGGCTAATGCGGTGGCCCTGCATAAGGATCATATTGTCGGGCATATGTTTCTGATCAGCTACCGTCCGAACTGGCGCTGGCTGGGGATGCGGGAGACTGCGGCAAAAAGTTTTGTCGATGAGGTGGAGGCGGCCTGGTCGGAATACGCAGAAGGGATGTTTGGCGAGATCGACGTGGAAGGAAAACGCACGTTCACGGAATTTATCCGTGAAGGTGTGGGCGTTCATGCGTTTAACGGCGAAATCTTTGTGCAGCCGGTCTGGGATACGGAAACCACGCAGTTATTCCGTACGCGTTTTAAAGCCGTGAGTCCGAAACGGGTGGACACGCCTGGACACGGTATGGGGTACCGTTTTCTGCGGGCCGGTGTGGAGGTCGATCGATATGGCCGTGCCGTCGCGTACCATATCTGTGAGGATGATTTTCCGTTCTCTGGTAGTGGACGATGGGAACGGATCCCGCGTGAACTTCCCACCGGGCGTCCGGCCATGCTGCATATTTTCGAGCCGGTGGAGGACGGGCAGACCCGTGGGGCTAATCAGTTTTACAGCGTCATGGAACGGCTGAAGATGCTCGATTCCCTGCAGGCAACACAGCTTCAGTCGGCCATAGTGAAGGCGATGTATGCAGCGACGATTGAAAGTGAACTTGATACCGAAAAGGCCTTTGAATATATCGCCGGCGCGCCACAGGAGCAGAAGGATAATCCGCTTATTAATATTCTGGAGAAGTTCTCCAGCTGGTATGACACGAATCACGTGACGCTGGGTGGTGTCAAAATTCCGCACCTTTTCCCCGGGGATGATCTGAAACTGCAGACTGCGCAGGATTCAGACAATGGATTTTCTGCGCTTGAACAGGCGCTGCTGCGGTATATCGCCGCCGGTCTTGGCGTTTCCTACGAACAGTTGTCTCGTGATTACTCGAAGGTCAGTTACTCAAGTGCCCGCGCCTCCGCCAATGAGTCGTGGCGTTATTTTATGGGACGACGAAAATTTATTGCGGCCCGGCTGGCCACGCAGATGTTTTCCTGCTGGCTGGAAGAGGCACTTCTTCGGGGGATTATCCGTCCGCCACGGGCACGTTTTGATTTTTATCAGGCGCGTTCAGCCTGGTCGCGGGCAGAGTGGATTGGCGCAGGAAGAATGGCCATTGACGGGCTCAAGGAGGTCCAGGAATCGGTGATGCGCATTGAGGCCGGACTGAGCACGTATGAGAAAGAGCTGGCGCTGATGGGTGAGGATTATCAGGACATTTTCCGCCAGCAGGTCAGGGAATCCGCAGAGCGGGAAAAAGCCGGACTCTCACGTCCGGTGTGGATAGCGCAGGCGTATCAGCAGCAGATAGCGGAGAGCCGCAGGCCGGAAGAGGAGACAACACCACGTGAGACGTAATCTTTCACACATTATTGCCGCAGCATTCAATGAACCGCTGCTTCTGGAGCCCGCCTATGCGCGGGTTTTCTTTTGCGCGCTCGGGCGCGAGATGGGGGCAGCAAGTCTTTCGTTACCACAACAGCAGGTACAGCTTGATGCGCCCGGGATGCTGGCTGAAACGGACGAGTACATGGCCGGAGGTAAACGACCGGCCCGTGTTTACCGGGTGGTGAACGGTATTGCTGTACTGCCGGTGACCGGCACGCTGGTGCACCGGCTGGGTGGCATGCGGCCATTTTCCGGAATGACAGGCTATGACGGCATTGTTGCCTGTCTTCAGCAGGCAATGGCGGACACCTCTGTCCGGGGCGTACTGCTGGATATTGACAGTCCGGGCGGGCAGGCCGCCGGTGCGTTTGACTGCGCTGACATGATTTACCGCCTCCGTCAGCAGAAGCCGGTCTGGGCACTGTGTAATGACACGGCCTGTTCTGCGGCCATGCTGCTGGCGTCGGCCTGCTCCCGACGGCTGGTTACCCAGACATCCCGTATCGGCTCCATTGGCGTGATGATGGGCCATGTCAGCTATGCCGGTCATCTGGCGCAGGCCGGAGTGGATATCACGCTGATTTATGCCGGGGCGCATAAGGTGGATGGCAATCAGTTTGAAGCGTTGCCGTCAGAGGTTCGCCAGGACATGCAGCAGCGGATTGATGCGGCGCACCGGATGTTTGCCGAAAAAGTGGCGATGTATACCGGTCTGTCTGTGGATGCCGTCACGGGGACAGAGGCTGCCGTTTTTGAAGGTCAGTCCGGTATTAAGGCCGGACTGGCGGATGAATTAATCAATGCGTCGGATGCCATCAGCGTGATGGCTGCGGCGCTGAACACACATGATACAGGAGGCACTATGCCGCAATTAACCGCAACGGAAGCTGCCGCGCAGGAGAACCAGCGAGTGATGGGGATCCTGACGTGTCAGGAAGCGAAAGGACGTGAACAGCTTGCCACGATGCTGGCAGGACAACAGGGCATGAGCGTTGAACAGGCCCGGGCGATTCTGGCCGCGGCAGCACCGCAGCAGCCGGTGGCATCCGCGCAGAGTGAAGCCGATCGCATTATGGCGTGTGAAGAAGCGAAAGGTCGTGAACAACTGGCGGCAACGCTGGCGGCGATGCCGGAGATGACGGTGGAAAAAGCCCGCCCTGTCCTGGCGGCTGCACCACGGGCGGATGCCGGGCTCTCACTCCGTGATCAGATTATGGATCTGGATGAGGCAAAAGGGGCTGAGGCGCAGGCTGAAAAACTGGCGGCCTGCCCGGGAATGACCGTGGAGAACGCCCGGGCTGTGCTGGCTGCGGGATCAGGTAAGGCAGAACCGGTTTCTGCATCCACAACCGCCCTGTTTGAACATTTCATGGCGAACTATTCACCGGCAGCGGTGCAGGGTGGCGTGCCACAGACGTCAGCAGACGGTGATGCGGACGTGAAAATGCTCATGGCCATGCCATGAAGTCAGTGCTGACATCAATATGAGGTTTTAACAAAATGGTGACGAAAACCATCACTGAACAGCGTGCGGAAGTACGTATTTTTGCCGGTAATGATCCGGCTCATACCGCCACAGGCAGCAGCGGGATTTCTCAGGCAACACCGGCACTGACGCCCCTGATGCTGGATGAAGCCACCGGGAAACTGGTGGTCTGGGACGGACAGAAAGCCGGTAGTGCGGTTGGCATACTGGTACTGCCGCTTGAAGGCACAGAGACGGTGCTGACGTATTACAAGTCGGGGACCTTTGCGACGGAGGCAGTCCGCTGGCCTGAAAGTGTGGATGAACACAAAAAGGCCAACGCCTTTGTCGGCACAGCCCTGAGTCACGTGGCGCTGCCGTAACACGTTATCAGGCCACCGCGTTGGCCTGACTGATTTCTGAATGAAAGGAACTGATTTATGGGATTGTTTACGACCCGCCAGTTACTCGGTTATACCGAACAAAAAGTGAAATTTCGTGTGCTGTTTCTGGAGCTGTTTTTCCGCCGTACGGTGAATTTCCACACCGAAGAGGTGATGCTGGATAAAATTACCGGAAAAACGCCGGTGGCAGCCTATGTCTCCCCGGTTGTTGAAGGAAAAGTGCTGCGTCATCGTGGTGGTGAAACCCGCGTGTTGCGTCCGGGCTACGTCAAGCCGAAACACGAATTTAATTACCAGCAGGCGGTGGAGCGCCTTCCCGGTGAAGATCCGGCGCAGCTGAACGACCCGGCCTACCGTCGTCTGCGTATCATCACCGATAACCTCAAACAGGAAGAGCACGCCATTGTCCAGGTGGAAGAAATGCAGGCGGTGAATGCCGTTCTGTATGGCAAATACACCATGGAAGGGGAGCAGTTTGATACTGTCGAGGTTGATTTCGGGCGCTCTGAAGGAAATAACATTGAGCAGGCTGACGGTAAAAAATGGTCTGAGCAGGACCGTGATACGTTTGATCCGACGCATGATATTGACCTCTACTGCGATCAGGCCAGCGGTCTTGTGAATATCGCCATTATGGACGGTACGGTCTGGCGTCTGCTGAATGGCTTTAAGCTGTTCCGCGAAAAACTGGATACCCGTCGCGGCTCAAATTCACAACTCGAAACGGCAGTGAAAGATCTGGGCGCAGTGGTGTCCTTCAAGGGGTATTACGGCGATCTGGCCATTGTGGTGGCGAAAACGTCTTATGTGGCAGAGGACGGTACCGAAAAACGTTATCTGCCGGAGGGCACGCTGGTCCTGGGAAATACGGCTGCTGATGGCATCCGTTGCTATGGTGCCATTCAGGATGCGCAGGCGTTGTCCGAAGGTGTGGTGGCCTCTTCCCGTTATCCGAAACACTGGCTGACCGTTGGCGATCCGGCCCGTGAATTCACCATGACGCAGTCCGCTCCGCTGATGGTGCTGCCGGATCCGGATGAGTTTGTGGTGGTTCAGGTGAAATAATCCGTGAGTGGGGGCGATATGCCCCCGTGTCTTTTTTCACAGGGGGCTGAGATGGCAACAAAAGAAGAAAATCTGAATCGTCTTCGTGAACTGGCTGGCCTGCTGGGGCGCGAGGCGGATATGTCGGGGAGTGCTGCGGATATTGCTCAACGTGTGTCTGAGTGGGAAGAGGAGCTTGCTGTTTCCCCGGAGGGCATTATGCACTCTGATGAGAGCGGGGCTGATCAAAATCACACAGACGATGGTGAGCAGTTGAACAACACGGATGCTCCGGATGATGTTAAAGCCGTCCGGGTACGGAAGTGCCTGCAAGTAATGGGGTATTGCCCGGAGACAGGTCGTCCCGTTGAGCTGGCGTTACGGGGTATGCGTGTTCTGGTGCCATCATCACTGGCAACGGCCATGATACAGCACGGAACGGCTGAATATGCGTGATTTTCAGAATGCCTTTGATGCTGCCCTTGCCGGGGTGGACAGTACGATCGTTGAAGTGATGGGGATCCGTGCGCAGTTCACCTCCGGAGCACAACGTGGCGGCGAAGTTCAGGGGGTTTTTGACGATCCGGAGTCGCTGGGTTTTGCCGGTGGCGGGGTCCGTATTGAAGGAAGCAGCCCGTCATTATTTGTGCGGACGGATACGGTGCGTGCCGTGCGGCGTGGTGACACGCTGACCATTAACGGCGAGATGTTCTGGGTGGATCGTGTTTCTCCGGATGACGGGGGAAGCTGTTATCTCTGGCTCAACCGTGGGCAACCACCCGCTGTTAACCGGCGACGATAAACGCAGGGTGAAATTATGGCGATAAAAGGGCTTGATCAGGCGATTGATAATCTGAGCCGGGTTCGTAATAACGCCATTCCGGCGGCTTCAGCAATGACGATTAACCGCGTGGCCACAACGGCGATTAATCAGTCTTCATCACAGGTTGCCCGGGAGACAAAGGTACGCCGGAAACTGGTTAAGGAACGCTCCAGACTGAAACGGGCCACGGTCAGAAATCCGAATGCAAAAATTATCGTTAACCGCGGTGATCTCCCAGTGATTAAGCTGGGGATCAGAATGCTGGGGCGTCGTCCGGACAGCATACTCAAAGCCGGTCAGCATCGTTATCAGCGGGCATTTATCCAGCGATTAAATAATGGGCGCTGGCATGTTATGCAACGTCTTCCCCAGGCCAGATATGAGGAGGGCAATGACGACAAGGGCAGGAAAAAGCGTAATCGCCTTCCCATTCAGGTGGTGAAAATCCCGATGGCGGCCCCACTGAAACAGGCGTTTGATGAAAACGTTGACCGTATCCGTCGTGAACGCCTGCCCAAAGAACTGGCATACGCGCTGAAACAACAACTGAGGATTGCGATAAAACGATGAAACATACTGATATCCGTGCAGCCGTACTGGATGCACTGGAGAAGCATGACACCGGGGCGACGCTGTTTGATGGTCGCCCCGCTGTTTTTGAGGAGGCGGATTTTCCGGCGGTCGCGGTTTATCTGACGGATGCAGAGTATACCGGTGAAGAGCTGGATGCTGATACCTGGCGGGCCACACTGCATATTGAGGTGTTTTTACCGGCACAGGTACCGGATTCAGAGCTTGATCAGTGGATGGAAAGCCGGATTTACCCGGCGATGGCGGCGATCCCTGCACTGGCAGGCATGATTACCACGATGGTTACGCAGGGCTATGAGTATCGTCGTGATGACGATATGGCATTGTGGAGCTCTGCAGATCTGACTTATTCCATTACATACGAGATGTGAGGATGATATGGCAACACCAAATCCCCTGGCGCCGGTAAAAGGTTCCGGCACCACGCTCTGGGTTTACACCGGTAAGGGCGATGCTTATGCAAACCCGCTCTCAGATGATGAGTGGACGCGTCTGGCAAAAATAAAGGATCTGACCCCCGGCGAGATGACGGCGGAATCCTACGACGATAACTATCTGGATGATGAGGATGCTGACTGGGTATCCACCGGGCAGGGGCAGAAATCCGCCGGTGACACCAGTTTTACGCTGGCCTGGAAGCCCGGCGAGAAAGGGCAGCGCGATTTGATTGCCTGGTTTGACAGCAGCGAGACCCGGGCCTACAAAATCCGCTTCCCGAACGGCACGGTGGATGTGTTCCGTGGCTGGGTGAGCGCCATTGGTAAAGCGGTGACCGCCAAAGAAGTGATCACCCGTACGGTAAAAATCACCAATATTGGTCGTCCGTCACTGGCGGAGGATCGGGGAGAAATCACACCGGTCACCGGTATTACCGTGACGCCACTAACGGGGAATGTGGCAAAAGGTCAGAGCACCACCCTGACTGTGGCCGTTCAGCCGGAAGGCGCAACGGATAAAACATTCCGCGCAACGTCGGCAAATCAGAATTTCGCCACCATTACCGTGAAAGGGAACACGATCACCGTGAAAGGTGTTGCGGCAGGTAAAGCGCAGATCCCTGTTGTCACCGGCAACGGTGAGTTTGCGGCGGTGGCGGAGATCACCGTCACGGATGGCGCTGCGGGCTGAGGGGAGGAGATCAAGCATGTTCCTGAAAACAGAACAATTTGAATATAACGGGGTGTCCGTCACGCTGTCGGAGCTGTCTGCGCTGCAGCGGTTTGATTATATGAAGTTTGTTTCAGACGCAGCACAACAGGAGACAACGGAGCATGATGCCGTGCACATTAACCAGCGATATCTGGAAACGGCATCCCTGCTTGTGGCGATGTCGCTATGGCATTCCCATTCCCTCAAAGGCACTCTGGCCTCTCCGGAGACAGAGATGCAGCAGATCCGCCGTGAAGTGATGCTGGGATGGCCTGCTGATGCACTGAATCAGGCAACGAACCGGGTGCTTTATCTTTCAGGTATGCTGGATAACCGGCACGATGCCGATCCTGAACAAACCGGGAAAGCAGAAGCGACTGAGCCGGTAACATCAAAAAAGCATTCGAAGGCGAGCTGAACTTTGTCCTGAAACTGGCGCGTGAGATGGGGAGAGCCGACTGGCGAGCCATGCTTGCCGGGATGACATCCACCGAATATGCCGACTGGCGACGTTTTTACCGCACGCATTATTTTCACGATACCCAGCTGGATATGCATTTTTCCGGGCTGACGTACGCCGTACTCAGCCTGTTTTTTTGCGATCCGGATATGCATCCCTCGGATTTCAGTCTGCTCGTCCCCCGGCGTGAGGAAGCGCAGACGGAGAGGCCGGATGAGGAAGACATGCTGATGCAGAAAGCGGCAGGACTTGCCGGAGGCGTCCGGTTCGGTGGGGAGGGAGGGGGCGATATTTCACCTTCTGCGGATGTGGTGGATGTCAGCGAGGATGATGTCGCATTAATGATGGCTTCAGCGGGGATTTCCGGAGGTGTGAGATATGTCCCAGCCGGTTGGTGATCTTGTTATTGACCTGAGTCTGGATGCGGTTCGTTTCGATGAGCAGATGACCCGCGTAAGGCGTCATTTTTCAGGACTGGAGACTGACGCCAGAAAAACCGCCAGTGCTGTTGAGCAGGGGCTGAGCCGCCAGGCGCTGGCTGCACAAAAAGCCGGGATGTCCGTCGGGCAGTATAAAGCCGCCATGCGTATGCTACCCATGCAGTTCACCGACGTTGCCACGCAGCTTGCCGGTGGTCAGAATCCCTGGCTCATCCTGCTGCAACAGGGCGGTCAGGTGAAAGACTCGTTCGGTGGTCTTATCCCGATGTTCCGGGGACTGGCGGGAGCCGTCTCGCTACCTGCCGTCGGGATCACATCACTGGTCGCCGCGACAGGTGCGCTGGCGTATGCCTGGTACCAGGGGGATTCCACGCTTTCAGCGTTTAATAAAACCCTGGTTCTTTCCGGTAATCAGTCAGGACTGACGGCAGAGCGCATGCTGACGCTCTCCAGAGCCGGGCAGGCGGCAGGGCTGACGTTTAACCAGGCGGGAGAGTCACTGGCAGCCCTGGTCAGTGCCGGTGTGCGTGGTGGTGAACAGTTTGATGCCATTAACCAGAGTGTGGCGCGTTTTGCGTCTGCCTCCGGTGTGGAGGTGGACAAGGTTGCAGAGGCTTTCGGAAAACTGACCACTGACCCGACGTCGGGGCTGACTGCGATGGCACGCCAGTTCCGTAACGTGACGGCAGAGCAGATTGCGTATGTTGCTCAGCTGCAGCGTTCCGGAGACGAGGCCGGTGCCTTACAGGCGGCGAACGATATTGCCACGAAAGGCTTTGATGACCAGACCCGCCGCCTGAAAGAGAACATGGGGACGCTGGAAACCTGGGCGGATAAAACAGGAAAGGCGTTCAAATCGATGTGGGATGCCATTCTGGATATCGGTCGTCCGGAATCTTCTGCGGACATGCTCGCCAGTGCGCAGAAGGCATTTGATGAAGCGGATAAAAAATGGCAGTGGTACCAGAGCCGGAGCCAGCGCCGCGGTAAAACCTCCTCTTTCCGGGCCAACCTTCAGGGTGCATGGGATGACCGGGAAAATGCCCGTCTGGGGCTGGCGGCGGCAACGCTGCAGTCGGATATGGAAAAAGCCGGTGAACTGGCGGCAAGGGACAGGGCTGAGCGTGAGGCGTCACAGCTGAAGTATACCGGAGAGGCGCAGAAAGCGTATGAACGCCTGCTGTCGCCGCTGGAGAAATATACCGCCCGTCAGGAAGAACTGAACAGGGCCCTGAGAGACGGGAAAATCCTGCAGGCGGATTACAACACGCTGATGGCGTCGGCGAAAAAGGATTATGAATCGACGCTGAAAAAGCCGTCCGGTGTGAAGGTGTCTGCCGGTGAGCGTCAGGAAGACCGGGCGCATGCAGCCCTGCTGGCGCTTGAAACTGAGCTCCGGACGCTGGAGAAGCACAGCGGTGCGAATGAGAAAATCAGCCAGCAGCGCCGTGATTTATGGAAAGCGGAAAGTCAGTATGCGGTCCTGAAAGAGGCTGCCACGAAACGGCAGTTATCCGGGCAGGAAAAATCCCTGCTGGCTCATGAGAAAGAAACGCTGGAGTACAAACGCCAGCTGGCTGAGCTGGGCGACAAGGTGGAGCACCAGAAACGCCTGAATGAACTTGCACAGCAGGCTGCACGGTTTGAAGAGCAACAGAGCGCGAAGCAGGCCGCCATCAGCGCAAAAGCCCGTGGTCTCACCGACCGTCAGGCACAGCGGGAGTCTGAAGAGCAGCGTCTTCGTGACGTGTACGGCGATAATCCGCAGGCGCTGGCCCGGGTCACCGGGGCACTGAAACAGACATGGGCGGATGAAGACATGCTGCGCGGTGACTGGCTGGCCGGGCTGAAGTCCGGCTGGGGTGAGTGGGCGGAAAGTGCGACGGACAGTTTTTCGCAGGTTAAAAGTGTGGCCACGCAGACCTTTGATGGTATTGCACAGAATATGGCGGCGATGCTGACCGGCAGCGAACAGAACTGGCGGGGATTCACCCGTTCGGTGCTGTCCATGATGACAGAAATCCTGCTTAAACAGGCCATGGTGGGCATTGTCGGGCGTATCGGCAGCGCCATTGGTGGTGCTTTCGGTGGTGGGGCGTCTGCCTCCACGGGGACGGCCATTCAGGCTGCGGCGGCGAACTTTCATTTCGCGACCGGCGGATTTACGGGCACGGGCGGCAAATATGAGCCTGCGGGGATAGTTCACCGCGGGGAGTTTGTCTTCACGAAGGAGGCAACCAGCCGGATAGGTGTGGGGAATCTTTACCGCCTGATGCGCGGCTATGCGGAAGGTGGTTATGTGGGTGGTGCCGGAAGTCCGGCGCAGATGCGGCGGGCGGAAGGTATTAATTTTAATCAGAACAATCACGTGGTGATTCAGAACGACGGTATCAACGGACAGGCGGGGCCGCAGCTGATGAAGGCGGTGTATGACATGGCCCGCAAGGGGGCGCAGGATGAGCTCCGGCTGCAGTTGCGTGATGGCGGTATGTTATCAGGGAGCGGGCGATGAAAACCTTTCGCTGGAAAGTGAAGCCGGATATGGAGGTGAACTCGCAGCCGTCGGTGCGTGAAGTGCGTTTTGGTGACGGGTACTCACAGCGTATGGCGGCAGGGCTGAATGCTGACCTGAAAACATACAGGGTGACGCTTTCCGTGACCCGGGAGGAGGCCCGGCATCTGGAAGCGTTTCTGGCAGAGCACGGGGGCTGGAAGGCATTTTTGTGGAAGCCACCCTATGCATACCGGCAGATAAAGGTGACCTGTGCTGCGTGGTCATCACGGGTTCGCATGCTGCGGGTGGAATTCAGTGCCGAGTTTAAGCAGGTGGTGAACTGATGCAGGATATTCACGAAGAAAGTCTGAACGAGTCGGTTAAATCAGAGCAGTCACCGCGGGTGGTACTCTGGGAAATCGACCTGACGGTACAGGGCGGTGAGCGGTATTTTTTCTGTAA